CTGGGATTGACTGGTGTTATCTTGCTGGTCACGATCCTGTTCCCTTTGCCGATCTCATTGGTTCCTATGCGCAGAAAATCCCTGAACTTAAGGGCAAAGAGTTGGATATTAATAATTATCTGTTGCCGATTTTAAGTGAAAAAGCTGCCAATTTCGCCACATGTCTGCCTCGGCGATCTTTGTCCGTATGGAATTTGTATGACAGGTCGATGTATGGTGAACATTCTTTTCCCGACGGTTCCATTGGTGCTGTCCATGAGAAAGACCGTGGTAGGCTTACTAAGGATATGTGTGCTTCTCAGATCTGTGCGTATATGCATGATTTCTTCACTACATTGGGTGCTAATTTGGATTCGAAAGCGGAAATACGCATTCTGTTGCAAAATGCTATATCTTCTGTCTTCGTTGCTAGTCCCAAACTCGAAGTCATTGCCGCAAAAAGGGTTGTTTCCGTTGTTGATGATGATGTTTGCTATTCCTGGAAAGCTAATCCCAAAGCACGCATTTTCCAGATGCAGAATGGAATCACTTATGGAATTTCTCGTATGTTCATTTCTCCTTTCACGCAGAATGGTGGGTCTGGTAATTATCCCTATTGTCAACCAAGTGCTCTTGGCATGAATTTTACTGGCGATGCCGCAACGCAGTTCTTCTGTGAGTTATATGGTGTTGATCCACTTCGAGTGATTCATGCTACTACTGACCAAATTCGTTACATTGAATACCAGGTTCTTCAAGAACGTTGTATCTGGGAAGCTGATGGTAAAACTTATGATCTAAGTTTGAAAGCTGAAATTCTTATGCGTTGCATGATGAGCGTTTTCGAACGTTATGACACTGCTCCCTCCGATGAAGATAGTAAGTTTACTTCCGATATGAAATACATGTTCAAGCTTGTTTGTACTCGTTTGGTTGAATGCGTCGCTGTTAAAATTACGAGTAGACTTGATGGTAAGGGTTTTCATTCCTTAATTGGCACTATGGCTAGTGGTTCTTATGAGACCAGTTATCTTAACACCATATGCAATTTGTACCATCATTTGCTTGTGTACACCATGTATTGGTATGAATTGGAAGGTAAAGAAGTCGATGAGGCAGTGGCTATTGTTTCTGATCACTTCTCTTCTGGTGTTATAAGGTTGAAGCTGTTCGGCGATGATGTTTTAGCTAATCATGTTAAAGCATATTATCCCCAATGGACTGGCAAGTTTTATCGTAATACCATCCATAAGTATTGCAATATTACTGTTCCTGAAGACGATTATGTCGAGGCCACTAAGATATTCATCACTAATGAAACTCTTGGACCTGTTCGTGAAAAAGGTGTCCCTACGTTTCTTAAATTTCAGTTGATGTGTGAGGGCGATCGTATATGTTTTGTTCGACATGATTCGCTCTCCATCCCAAAGATGTTCTTGAGTTCCGAGCGTGAAATGTCCAAGATGTCTTTTTATCAGAGGATCATTTGCCTCATGTGGACTGCGGGTGCCAATTATCGCACTTATTATGCCTGTCGCCGCGCTCTTAAAATACTTGGTGAACATGTTATTGGCATACCTGGAGATAGGTCTGATATGCTTTCTCGTTTTGGTTTGACCAACGACGTCTTTCGTCGTGGTCCCCCTTCGTATCAAGAAGTTATTTCTTTTCACGCATGTCCCCCGCTTAACTATCAGCCCAAACGTATCCGCACGGTGATTCCTTGGCCATTTATTTGCAAGTATCCTGGTCTTAAACCTTATAATTTCATGAATCCCCGAGAAATCGAGGAAGAGGTTCGTACTGAGATTATGGAAAGGCAACTTGGCATGCAACAGCGCCTTTTAGCGGCCGCAGTTAATAAGATGGAAGCTAAGAAAGTACTTAAAAGTTGGCGTCCAGCTACTAAAGTGCTCGATCTTAGGGCGATTAACAAATGACAAAAGAGGTGTCGTTA